TTAATTCATAGGACCCTTACTTGTGACACGATCCCAAAACCCTTTTTTATGAGCGCTTAACAGTGCTGTTGTGATCACAACAGCCAAAACGCAAAATTGGGGTTTTAATTTGATACCAATTAGCAAAAGAGAAGCGTCATAATGCTGATATACCAGCATTATGACGCTTCTCTTTTTATCTACCGACGTCGACTTATCACCCGCACGGTAGTTATACCATTAAGGGTAGCACGCTATAAATGCCATTTATAAGCCATTTCTGAAAAAGAGAGATTTTTAATTTACAAATCGTGGAAGAGCACAAATTAATTTAATATTGGCCCTTTTTGATGTTTTACTTTATCCACTATTATATACCAACTTATTATCTCAAACACAAAAAAGTCCCACACCAGCCAATTAAGGCTAGTGCAGGATTTTATAAATGACTTTACATTTTTTTCTAAAGGGCAAAGTGTTAACATTGCATCTGTTTGCTTCGTTTTTTGCTAAGATGCTTTTTCTTATGTATTAGCCGTCTGCCCTTACAGCAGGCGGCTTTTTACGCAAAAAATCCCCCACGCCGAAACGCAGGGGAATTAATCAAGTTATAACTATCATCTAGAAACTACACTAGAGACAATTAATATTATACTTATTACTTGCTATTCTGTAAAGCTTGATAGAGAAGCGACAAAGCTTATTAACCTATATTTCAATACTCGGAGTAATCTATAAGACTCTTTACATTTATTCGCTTTGGTGTATAATTACCAGTATTCTCTCTTAGTCTTTAGGGAGAAGAACACCTATTTTATTTTAAGCATTGGACCAGTCTTGGCTGGTCCTTTTTGTATATTTCCGCAAATGTGAACTACTCGGCCATAAAAAAATCCCCCACGCCGAAACGTAAGGGACTAGAACAGTTCACGATTATTATACTACTTTTTCTCCTGATTGTGAGGCGGATTCTGACGTCGTTTCAGCGTCAGATGATGCTGCACTATTCACTGTAGCGACTGTGGGCGTTGGCCCTTGCACTTCATCAGCAACCTTATTAGCGGTTGCTTCGACTTGACTTTCCTCGTCACTGTCAACCGTTGGTGCCGTCACTGTTTGAACGTCAGTAACAACTCCCAGCATACCAAGGATTGTTAATACTGTGTTAATGACGGCCACAATACTCGTCCAGTCACCAGTAAACTTAATGCCAAACATGGCAAAGATTTGTTGAATCAAAACGATCAGTAACGAAATAATCCCAGCAATCAGTTTACCGTTCAAGCTACCATCGATATTCTTAAAACTAATTTTTTTCATTTCTTTTGGCTTCCTTTTCATATAGATGTTTAAATTCCATATCATGACCATCTAGCCGGCCTTCTACCTTAATGACCCGATTTTCAATCGCATTCATTGCTTCAGCATTTTGCTGCCTCACTTTTAAACTTTCATCGGTAAAACGGCTAAGCCGCTTGCCTAAATCGTTAAGCGGGATACGGACCGTCTTGTTGAGAATCCAATTAGCTAATATACAAATACTAGTGACAATGGCAACAATCGATCCCCATTCATCCCAACCTAATCCTAATAGTGTATGCAATTATCGCACCACCAATCGCTGGCTAGGATAGATAGTGGTGTAAATTGACTTTCCATTCTGACTAGCTAGTGTAGTCATGCTCAGGCCGTTGCGTTGTGCGATTGTCCACCAGCTGTCACCATACTTAACTGTGTAGTACGTATGAGTTGCACCACTCTTTACATATTCCAGCGTATTACTTGCCGGGCCGGTTGCTAGATAGCCATAGCCATTAAAACGTGGCTGACGTACCCAGCGGTACCCGCCCTTAATAATGGCTTGATCAGTCTTTACCGTAGTTCCAGCTGGCAAAATAGCGATCGTATTTGATGACGTTGACGTGCTTGTGTGCAGCTTAACCGCAGTCTTGAGTGTGTAGGTTTTCTTTTCCTTGACCCACTTTGCCGAGGCAGCCGGCTTGGAAACATTTTTGTTTGCTTTTTGGTTGTTAGTCTTAACTGCACCTTTGTTAGTTGGCTTGACCTTTGACTTTTGACCAGCGGTGTAGTAGTTGTCATTTAATTGGCTAACATCGAAGCCACCATAGCTAATACGGAACTTAGCCGTTGATGACCACTGCCATGCGTGGTTATTTGAATACCAATTCTTACCGCTAACCACATACGGGTAAGCAGCAACCCAGCTGGTTTTACTCTTAATGGTCATCTTATTGTTAGCCCATGACCCTGACGTGTAAATGTCGGGTCGATAACCAAACTTTTGAATTTCTTTCATGAAGGCGGCATTGTTGCGGTCATTGGTTGCTTTCGATTGGCTGTTGGCTTCCTGTGATTCGACGTCAGTTGCTAGTACCGCGCCAACTGGTAATCCAGCTGCTTTAGCCATTCGACCGGCAAAGTCAGCTTCGGCAATCGCTTGTGCCTTAGTGGCATAGTGTGCAAAATGGTAGCCGTTGACGTATAATCCAGCCGCTTGGACATTGGCAATGTTGCTGGCAGCATACGGGTCTTTATACGTACCGCCTTCACTAATCTTGACAGTAACAGCCTTGACGCCAAACTCATTACGCATTGACGTGTATTCGGCTGTAGACATGTATCCGTTGTTATTGGACACGTCAACCATATCCATACGAGCAGCCTGACTGGTAACATTGACCATTAAAAAGGCCATAAAAATGGCGCCCACCGTTAAGATGAGTGCCTTTAACTTGTGCTTATTCAATTGTCTACCTCCTATTTGTCATTCCTGATTGAACGGTCAAAAGCGTCCTAAAATACACTGGCCTAGTCGTTTTAACTTATTAATTTTCAATTCACCATCTCTTCAAAGTTCATCTTTCACTTAATACTTATGATGTTGGCAATTCATTCTTAAGAATGGATTGCAGCACACTCTGCGCCTCCGACATCGTAACATCGTCTAACTTCTTATCTGAAAAATCTGATTCAGTGGCAGTAACATTCGCATTCACATATGTGCCAGTTTCAGACTGATTAAATTGAGTGGATACCGATGAAATCTTGCCAGCAGTAAAACTCCACCCACCATTAACTGCAATTAGAGAGTCAATTACTGATGGAATCTTATCCACCGCACGTTTGGATAATTCTTTTTTGGTTAGATCATCGAAAGTTTCATCTTTAGCTAAGTCAGTCGGATAAATAGTGACATTTGCTGTAATAGTTACTCGACCTTCTACTTCACCACGAAGGCCTGCAATTACAGAGCTTGTATTACCAGTTCCATCTATATTATAAGAGATGCTAGTGTTTAATAATTCCATCATTATTCCCCTTTTCCATATGCTTTATCGAACTGATCAAATACTAATGCGTATACTTGAGCTACTTGCCCTTCCATCTCATATGGATAGTCCTCAAGTGCATGAAATAAAGCTTTCATTCGTGCAGAATATGAGCTGATTTCAATGCTTACAGGTTCGTTAACTAATTGATCAAACTCTTTTTGAGCTTCGTCCATGGTGTAGTCATCTTTCAGAATTAGAGTCTTTTTGTCTTTCTGATAAATAAAATCTCCGGCTTCATCTGTTTTAAAAAAGTTCTTTTGTGTTGCTAATTGGTCAGCGTTAAATTGCTTGTTTAGGTCTTCAAGATGATTGATCAACCAGGTGCGCCCAAGAGAAGCTCGACCTTTAAGCTTGAACGCTGCTAAAGTGTTTCCAATGGTCACCAGTTGCCCATTTGTGAATGTTACTTCTTCTTTTCTTGCTGTCATAATTGACTATACCTCTTTCATTTCTTTGACTTCAGTTTCTAATTCAGTTATACGATCCCGATAGTTACGGATCAATGGAATAAGAGCTAATGCGACCCGGTCATATTGGATACCCCGGACGCTCCCTTTATCATCGTATTCAACCAGTTCATTCAGGCCAGCATCATCCAGATCGTCAGCAATCATTCCAAAGTAAGTTTCTGGAGTTTTAGCATCAGGGTCAAGGGTCTTGGTTAATACCTCTTCCTTGTCTTTCCAATGTGCAACTGGAACTTCTAGAAGTTTATCACCTAGCTGGGTTTCAAATGTTCGAACAATATCGGTCTTGTACTTAGCAGCGGAATTCGATGGAACTAATGCCCCATCGGGGGCCAAATATGCGTTCGCACCATGAGATGTTGAATGAGGAGAGTTTAGATAAATGTAATCGGCCATCACAGTGATGTTCTTACCATGTAGACCCGTCCCTGCATGACCAGGATCACCAACTCTTATAAATGGCGAATAGCTAATGTAGCCATTATTATATTCTCTACCCCCAGATATAATCACACCCCGTTCGGCACCGCCGATCTTGGTTACTTGCCATCCGGAGGTCGAGTGCCCTCCAGAAATGCCTGCGAACTTTTCTTCTCCCAGTGGCGAAGAAAAGATACTTCCATCGTTAGCTCCGTTAGTGACCACAAAATAGTCACGTCCCCAGAAAGTTGCACCACCCCAAGATGCCCCTGCCTGAGCATTACTGATACGAACATACGGGCTAGTTTGACGGTCGAAAAATTGCGGTTGGATCATTTGGATTTCCCCACCAGATATGAGTATACGGTTATCCTTGTCAGCGACTGACATATACTTGCTGTTAATGTTAATATCAATCGCATTATCAGCCGAATGGATACGCCCTGCTTGGAACTCAACATTACCAGTATTCAGATTAATCGATAACCTACTACCTTGGATTGTACCGGTTGTTATATTGTTCGCATTCAAATTGATTACATTGATATTAGCAGCATTAATAGTACCTGCAGTAATTTTATCAGCGCTTAGGTTTTCAATCATAGAGTTCTTAACGATCTCATTATCAATGTAGGTGTCCGCTGTAATATGCAGTTTGCTACCAGATATCTTAGTTCCTTCAGAAGTGACATTAATCGCGTTAATAACACCGTTCTTTTCAACCATAAAACTGATCTGGTCATTAGTTTGGTTGATAGCCGAATATGCACGCTGAAGGTCTTCGCCAGTTGAAATATCAGGAGTGTAGGCCGCAGCAGTATCTCCTTGGTTGAGCATTGGACATATCATCGCAACATGACCGCCACCATGAACTTGGAACGCAAGGCAAACTGTTTCAGTTCCAGCCGGGGGAACCGCATTTTCAACTTTAATTAGTTCCAGTCCACGGCTGGTTTTATACGTTTCCTTAAGCCCAATACGACTACCCTTAGTGTCGTAAAATTCAATAGTAATCACCGCAGCGAGGCCAACGGTATCCACATTTAAATAAGCACTAGCTGACCAAGGAGTCGAGATATCTTGGCCAATAACCATTTTTCTTGAGAACAAATTATACCAAACACTATCATCCGTCGTTGTTGGTTGATTAATGCAAATACCTTGATACCCATTAACCCATGACCAAGCATAATCTGACTTATACCACATAGCAGTAGTGCCACCGGTCCAAGATGGTCCGGCCAGATAATCGTATTGGAACTGTGAGTTAGTCACAAAATTTCTTGTCCCAATGGTATCGACTTTTCCTACAACCGAAGTTATCTGGCCACTCAATTGGGTTACCGTGGATTGGTCCGCCTTTCCACGTACAGTTGTTTTAACGGAATCAATAGTTTGAGAGATACTTGAAACAGCTGTGACTGTGGCGTTGTCCAATGGACTTGTTGAGTAATCAGTCGCATTGCCTCCAACTTCAAGTTTCGTTCTCCGGAATCGGAATACAGTCGTTGAGTCGAAGTTGTACACTTGCCAGCTCAGGTAAAATGCGGTTGCATTTGCAGGTATCGTGAATGTGTATTTAACTTTCACAAATCCTGAGGTATTAGTAGCTAGGTCCCCAGACTCGTTACCGGAGTAATTCGCCCAACCGCCATTTAATTGATATTGTGATCTGAAATGCACAGCCCCTTTGCTTACATATACTTCACCTTGAATAGTGTATGTTTGCCCTGGCTTAAGATTGTGCATGCTACCGTCAATATTGCAGAAACGGTAATACATTTCAGAGCCCGTAGGTTTTGTCATTTCAATGTAGCTATCGTTTCTTACCATAGACGCATTGTACTGAGGAGTTGAATTGTCCCCTTGGATTGAGACCGGGCCAACACCATTGTCCGCTGTATTCGCAAGTAAGTTTGTACCAACGGCACTGTCACTAACTTGCTGCTGAACAGTCAACAAGGTACTACTAAATCCCTTAGCAGTCTGTTTGAGTTGACTAATATCGTTCTTATTAGTGTTATTGTCAGTACTCAAAGAACTAAAATTAGAACTCAATTCTTTAGAGGATGCTTGCAAAGAACCGATATCAGTAGTGTGCTGGCCCAACGTGCCATTGACAGTCTGAAACTGCGCTTTAAACCCGTTTGAATCAACTTGAAGGGCACTAATGCTGGTTGTGTGCCCATCGACGGTGTTCTTAACGCTTGAAATAGTTCCATTGATACCATTAGCGCTAATATTAATCTGGTTTTGTGCCCATGTTTCGGTGGCATATCCATTAAGATCCTTCTGCTCAATCTTCTTAGAGATATCAGCTTTCATACCGTCAACCGTTTGAGAAAGATTAGAGAAAGCACTCACAGTCGCTGTATCTAATGGATTGACAGAGAAATCGGTGGCTACGGACCCTTTTTCAAGTTTCATTCTCCTGAATCTTAAAATCGTGGTCGAGTCGTACCCATCAACCTGCCAACTAGTGTAAATAGCCGTAGTTCCGTCAGGTATTGTAAACGTATAACTGATAGTAACAAAGCTATCAGTATTGGATACTAGTATACTGGATATTCCCTTGCCAAAGTCATACCATCCGCCTGCGGCCGTACATCGTTGGGCTCTAAACCTAACGTCACCTTTGGATACGGATACCTCACCTTGAATAGTATACGTTTGACCTGGCTCCAAACCATGCATTTCATTTGCTTCTGGACCACCAAATCGGTAGTACATCTCAGATGATGGGGATGGCGGAGCAGTTACCTGGGTATACTCTTTTGTTCTAGACAAGTAGCCAGATACGGTTAAGTTCCCAGTAAGCATTTTAACAGGATGACTTGCGTCATTATCATCACCAGTGTTGAGTAATAAGTTCGTCCCAATAGCACTATCTTGAACCTGCGTCTGAACAGTTTCTAAGGTACTGCTTACTTCAGTGGCAGTTTGTTTCAACTGACTAATGTCGTTCTTATTGGTCGTGTTATCAGTTGTAAGCGTATTAAACCCAGTAGTTAATTCCTTAGACGATGCCTGTAAAGAACCAATATCGGTAGTTTGCTTGCCCAACGTTTTAGTGACAGTATCAAATTGGCTCTTAAACGAGTTTGAGTCAGCCTTGAGGTCATTAATGCTGGTAGTCTGACTATCAACAGTACTCTTGATGCTGGACATGGTTCCGTTAATTCCATCAGCAGTCATTTTAATCTGATTTTGAGTCCAGGTCTGGGTGGAATATCCGTCCAAGTCACTTTTAGTCAACTTAGCAGCTAGGCCATTCTGTAGTTCAGCGATAGTCATAGTTGATCCGTCTGTTAACGTCTTATAACTCTGGCTAACTGATCCAGCAATTTGCTTAGCATCTTTAGAGTCAGCGGCTGCAGAAGAAGCCTGTTTAACTGCGTCACTAGCAGCACTTTGAGCATTCAAGGCACTGGATAAGGCATTGCCAGCTTTTCCTTCAACTCTACCAAATCCCGAAGCTGTTGAGTTTGCTGTGGCAACTGCGATACTAGCGTCACTTTGGGCACTTACAGCTTTGTCTACTGCTTGATGAGCTAGTGCATTCGTATCATCGTACTTGGCCGCAAGCTGGTCAGCTTTATCACTGGCCGCTTTAGCTGCATCTGTACTAGCCTTAGCTTCCAGTTCCACTTGGTCAACTTTTGCTTTCACTTCTTCCCCAGTAGCGTCCGACACAGTAAGTACCCATTTACCAGTTCCATCTGCCTGACGCTCGTAAGTCCACAATTCAACTTTATTACCGTTCTGCTTGTACCAGATATCGTTAAATTTAGCTCCGTATGGCGGTTCAGTTGTATCTGTACCATAGATATAGTTACCTGAAGCACCTTGCCGTCCACCTAAGTCAGCAACATATTGTGATAGCTCGCCTCGCCAAGCATAGCTACTACTAGAGGTTGAGGTCTGATCTGCTTTAGAAACAGCAGACAAACTGCCATCAAACGTCATAGTATAACCATTATTAGGCACGTTGAACTTGTTTCCTTTAGTATCCTGTAGTGTTAGCCAATCGCCAGCTTCTATTGCAGGATTGCCAAACCAATTCAAACTGAAAGGGTAGAAGGTCAAGCTTTGTAACTGTTGCCATATTGATGCTAAACGATCCATTGTCATCAAATTGTTGGTGAGTTTAATCTGTGATCCTGACGCTGCCCCTACTTGAAGCGTGTTTGTAGTTTCGGTACTCTGACCTGTTGAATCCGTAGTAGTCGTTGTGACCTCACACTGAATACCGCCAATTTTGTATGGTGCTTCATTTTTTGTTAAGCCACCTTGTTCATATTGGCTCGGGTCTAATGTATAATCTGGCTCTGTAATCGTGCGAATTGTTAATTTGCCGTCCCTATCAAACGTTGCAAATCCAGCATAAAATTGAGCAATCATGCCAATTGCATTTCGATACGTTTGACCGGTAATAGCACTCGGTAAGTTAACTTGTACAGGCAAACGACTAATGTCAGTTGTATTGAGTAACACGCCAGCCAAATTTGCAATTTCTGCAATCACACTGGTCATTTTCGCAGGGTAAGTTAACTTAGAAGTGTAGGTACCCTCCAATAGACACATCTGGTCATATGCCTTAATTGTTGTCTCATCGTTGTTTCGGTCCATTTGAATGTCATCTGATACGATAAAGAGGCCAAGCGAGCTATACTCGTAGCCATTAGATGTTTTTATGCCAATCTTAGGCCATACCGTCATGCCAGGTTTAAGTCCTTCAATTAAGTGTGAAAACTTAATTGTCACGCTGTTTTCATAATTCGAACCAATACCAAACGTATCTCCAGTATAGCCACCTGCGTCATATGAAATGGATGCAATATCTGTCGTTTTATAGTCAATCTTGTTAATTGTGACAACTGCATCCAACGTCCGTTCAGTTGCCTTCCATGCAGCGAGGGCTAAATCAGATTGCTTAATCATTAATTTTCACCCGCCTACTGTTCAATGAAATCCATTGAAACATTTTGCCAAATATAATCTGATGTCACTGGATTAAGTGTATAAATCGGTGCAGTCCGATCACCAACATAAAATGTTTTGGTCACTACTGCACCTTCTTGTGGGTCTAAATAACTGCAAGAAAAAAACTGTCCAGAGACAGCTTTTAGTATTGTGCTATTCTCGGCCAGTGTTAGCGGCCCCCATTTTACTGTTAACTTGCGTTTGATTGCGACACGGTCTCGATGCAAAAGTCCATTCGCGTCACGTGATGCTTTTGCATCAATATCTTGGATTGCAACTTCTAGGGACTGTGGTGCTTTAACCACTGTCCCACCAATCTTCAGTGAATATGTCAATCGTAATCATCTCCTATAGTCTCAACATGTTTTTACCATTCTTCTGATTTACCGCGTTAATGCCTTTAATAGCAGCATTACCAAACTTCTCATCACCAACTTGCAACGTCAAGTTCACATTGATCGGTTGATTGTCCATGCTGCCGCCAACGTTTGTCATTTGTAAGCCCTGTACAATCGCATTAACGATGCTTGTTCCAAGCTCGTTAATGCCACCACTATTCATACTCTGTGTACTTGTACTACTTGGCTGACTAGCCAGACTGCTCATATCCATCGACTGAGTTAAAGCTGCGGGCATTTGTAAGCCATCACTGAACGTTTGTCCCATGAAGCTTAGTGCCTGCTTAATCAATTGCATTGACCGTGGAATGTTAGTTAAAGGTAAAACCATTTCCGGCTTATTCTGTTCAGCCACTTCGATCATTTGATGAGTATCAACAAGACCGCCGTTAGCAAAACGGCGGTGCCCAATCGGTCCACTGTGCAACCAATCAAATTTAGGCGTGCCCCAAATGACTGTATGACCAGCAGCATTGTAATAGTCTGAGTTATTCAGATAAGCCAATACTTGGTCAAATGATGATCTGAAATTATGATGTCCAGGAAAAGCAAATGCATCAAAGGTTGACTTGACATACTGTAGTGGTCCACCTGCAGGATTACCAGCTAGCGAGTTCACATCAGTAATTGTCTGCATAATATTTCGATTCCCGGTCTCTGACTTAGCCACTTCAATGATATCGTGTTGCATCTTTGACCACCGCGATTTAGGAACTTTAGTCATCTCGAGTGCGCGACTAATCATTGAATGAGTGATTGATCCACCATTTGGTCCTTCGCTCTCGCCGTATTCTTTGAGGATCTTACCGACCCAACTTTTAGCGCTATCAACACTAAAATCCACCATACTTTTAGCAACATCTAGCGGATAGCCACCTAAGCCGGTAAATTTAACAAACTTGTTCATAGCAGCTTTCAATACTTTTTCAGGGTGCGTGACATCGTCCCAAATATCACTTGCCGTATCTTTCACACCATCGGCAAAACTGCCTACACTGTCCTCTATACCACTGAACAAATCACCAAAATTCGGCATGCTAAAGTTGAAACTTGGCAAATTGAAGTTACCAATACTTGAAAAGTCAAAATCAAAGTCTCCAATACCACCGGCATAGTGTGGCACCATTGCTGTTGCTTTACGAGCCGTTTGTGCCGCATTGAGAATTTGAGTACCTCTCGGAAGATTGACCATCATATTGCGAACTGCTGGGAAAAGACCTGTTCGTCCATTTGGTAACTTGTATGCTTCACGATACTTATCACCAACCTGATCATTAACGATTGCTGGACCACCTTTATGGCGACCACCAGTTGCAAATGACGGAACACTCCAGTGGCTCAATGACTTTGCTTTGCTGGAGGCGCCTACGTGATTGAGAATCCATTTAATGCCATCGATAACGCCATTAACGGCTTTTCCAATCGTACCAATAATTGCATTAGCAACATCCGCAGAACCCTTTTTTACAGACTTCCAACCAGATGAAAGACCGCCACCAATTTTACCGCCTAAACCACCGGCCCATTTTGCAATTGTTTTACCCGTGCCAGTTCTAAACGAAGCAACCCAATTACCTAACTGAGTACCGGCTCTTAACGCAGCCGTTCTAGAACTCCCCATTCCAGAATTAGTCTTCGAGCCTAAACTTCCAGCCCAACTAGAGACAGTCTTACTTGCGCCAGTTCTAAAGTTATTAACCCATGAACCTAACTTACTACCCGCATTCTTGGCTAATCGTTTGCCATCTTCGACTTTAGTATTAACATTACTACCGATATTTGATGCCCATTTTCGAATACCGACGATTGCACCTTTAGATTTGCTCGTAAACTCAGACGTCCAGTTACCAATCTTTTTACCCGCTTCTTGAGCGGCCTTTTTACCATCAGAAACTTTCTTATGAACACCGTTGCCAATATTCGATGCCCAAGTGTTAACAGTTCTCTTAGCACCGCCAACAAACCCAGTAGTCCAATTACCAATATTCTTTCCTGCTTTTTGGAAATCCTTCTTAGCATTAGTTATATGGATCCCAACCTTTTTACCAACACTCTTAGCCCAATCGGAGGCTTTACCCGGTAATTTCGATGCCCATTTAAGAATATTCTTACCTGTTTTTGTATCTTTAAGGAACCAGGAAGCAATCGTGCCAACCGGATTAATAATAAAACCAATTATTTTAGTCCAATTTTTAGAGATCCAATCGATTGAATCTCCAAACCATTTGGTTATATGCTTCCACACAGAATTACAAAAATCTCTAAATTTCTTATTATGTTTGTATAGCGCGACGAATCCAGCAACTAATGCCGCAATCGCAAGTACGACTAATCCTATTGGGTTAGCATCCATTGCAGCATCTAATACTGCTTGTCCGGCGGCTGCCAATTTAGACCAAATACTCCAATTTTTGAGAGCCTTCCAACCATCTGCTAATGCAGCAGCATAATCTGACCACTTCATTTTTGCAAGCGACCATAATGTCTTCACACTGCCAACGGCTTCTTCTAACTTATCAATTCCAGTAATACCTTTGAAAAAGTCTCTGAGAACATGCCCTTTACCACCGATAATAACCGCTTTATCAGCTAAATTCCCCAGTAGTCCTATTCCATTACTTAGCCCCGTCATTGTTACTTTAAACGCAAACATAGTTACTAAGACTTTCGCCATTGCTTCAACGGCCGTATGGTGTTTATCTACCCAACTGGAAATCCCGCCTAATGCATCTGCTAACTTCTTAAGCACGCCAACGATAACTCCACCAGTCCACTTTGCTAATGGCTTAAGGAACGAATCCCATATCCATTTAAAGGCTGGCTGTGAAGCTTGAATAATGCTGTGAACTAACTTAAGCGCCGCAGCTAATGCATCGAAGAACGTTGGGATTAAATTAGTAATCGTGTATTTGGCCAATGGTAACAGGATATTCTGATATCCCCAATCCAAACCATTCCATACGTCTTTGACTACTGGTCTAATCGCTTTTAGTAATCTATCAATCGATTGCAGTAAGGGCGTAAAGTCAAGTTTAGAAGCCCACTTAACTGTTGCTCCTGACATGTCATTTAATGCACCCAACATGTCATTAACCATACCGAGCAGCGTTTTAAAAATAGATGTACCAACGCCACCATGTTGCCAAGCCTTATCAAATTGGCTGCCAAGTGCACTAACAGTATTAAAGATGTTTGCGAATATCTTGTAGAGATTTGATGCAATTTTCTCACCCGCACCACTATTCCAAGCATTACGAAATGCTACTGCAATATTATTAAGCACTTTTATTACAGCGTTCAATGCATTTAAAATTGATTGAATAAGCTTGGTACCAGTGTTGCCATGATTCCATGCATTATCAAACGCCTTAGCGATATCACCAATCAGACCGACTAAATTTGTCACCAACGTAATGAGATTGGCAAAAATCCGTTCGCCCAGATTGCCGCCATTCCATGCACTACGGAATGAAGTGGCAATATCATGTATCAGTTTCAATACATTATTTAGCGAATTAAAAATGGTTTGGACTAGCTTAGTACCACGACCGCCGCCACCTTCCCATGCTTGTGAGAAAGCTTTGGCAATATCGCCAATAATATTAAGCATGTCTGCTAACAATTGTAAGATAGCTTCTACTGTTTTCTGACCAGTGCCGTTATCCCATACATGCATAAACGACCGACCAACATCCCCAAGGGCGCGTCCGACCTCTTTCCAAGCATACTTAGCCGCATCTACTACCGACTTACCCTTGGCGTCCCACGCCGCCTTCATTGGATCAAAAAGTTCACCCAAAACTTTTTGTAACTTTTTTGCTGCATCCGTTGCGCTATTGAATGACTGACCTAACGGAACACCAAAATTAACACCATCATTACCGGCTTCACTACCAATGTCATCCGTCGACTGCAACGGTGTACTTTCTGGCGCAGCTTGCGTTTCTTGCGGCGTAAATGTCTCTTTAGGCTTTTTATCGTAGGAATAGTCTTTATCATCGCTACTCTTATCCAAGACATTGAGCTCATCAAATCCCATTAAAGACTGCATGAGTTCTTTGTTCTTTTTCTTGGTTGCTTCCATGGAAGCCTGAGAACGTTTATTGGCGGCTTCAATTGCCGCGTTAGCAGCACGAACTTTGGCAGCACCTTGTTTGTTCGACTCCGCAATTTGTCGATTAGTCTCACGAACTGATTTAGCCTGAGCCGCATTTTGCTTTCGAATCTCTTCGTTTGCCTTCTTAACAGAAGCAGAAGCTTTGCTAGAAGCGGCAGCCGTGTCATTTAGTGCCTTAGATTGCTCATAAAGTCCCTGAGCACCTTGCCGCGCCTTGGAATAGCTCATACCCGTTAGTGCTGATGTGAACTGTGCCAACCATGATGTCGCTTTAGATAATGACGACATTAATGCATTGACAGCCGGAAGTACAAAGTTGTAAATCGGATAGAACGCTGTTAGTAAATTGACCTTGATTTGATTCAGACTACTTGCAAACTGCGCGTTCGTCTTAAATGCTGTCATCATCCCAGTAGCAAGTTGCGTCAAGCCTTGGTACAGCAACCCAAATACGATTAATTGTGATGGGAGGTACTTCAACTGCTGGGCAATGACGCCCAGGGCCCCGCTGGTCCGTCTAGCACTAGAAGAGGCTTTGTTCATTGAAGAACTACTACTATTTCCAAAATTGCGTATCCGACTTGTTGCACCTTGAATACCGTTGCTAATGCGACTGAACCAATTAGAAGGCCCCTTACCGGAACCTGATGCTTTATTCATTGCGCTACTTGCCGCACTGCCGAAACGATTATACGAACCTGCCGCTCGTGTAGCAGCCGTCCCGGATTCACCCATCTCAGTATTGAGCTTACCAATTACAGATTTAAGTTCGTCACCACGATCAGAAACATAAGCATAGCTCTTGTTCAGACTATCATTGGAATTAATGAGCTTGTTCATCTTATCGCGTGTGCTCATGATGCTCTTTTCAAGTGCCGTGCTTTGCTTGGTCAGCCGGTCGCTGGCACCCATCGTCTTCATAGAATCCTGAACATCACGATAGGAGCCCTGCAACGCCTTCAACTGACGCCGATAGGTTTCAATTTTAACTTCGTTTTGATCCATAGCTTTAGAAATCTGCCGCAGTGAGTCCGGCACCGCTTTAAATTCTTGTCGCATTGATTGGGCTAGAGCTTTAGCTTGGTTTTGATAACGCGTCATCTGAGCTTGAGCGGACGCAACCTGATTATCAATTTTAATTCCTTGCGTCCCATTCTGTTGAGCGGTATTCAAGGACGTTTTTTGATTCATTAATTCACGCATCTTGGCTTGAGCAGCTCGGGCCTGATCCATCTTTGCATTGATATCACTCAGCATAGCCTGTAAGTCCTGTTTTACCTTAACCCGGCTACCGGTAAACATCTTGCCAGCATTCTGGTTGACCTTGCTAGCCCCGGTAGATGTCGAGCTACTCATTCGTTCGAATGCAGTTTTGATAGTCTCGTTCAAACCGGACAACTGGTCTTGCAACTTTTGAACACCTTTAGAAACATCCATCGACTGCTCGGTCTTGTCCATACCGGACTTCGCACTATCAGCGGTCTTCCCCATCAATTTATCAATCATCGGTTGAACCTTGGCAAATTGTTGTTCCATTTGTTCAGTGTTCACTTTGAATAGCAGTTCAATTTCTTCAAGTTCCACGTTGTTTCCCCCTTCCTATGTAGTTTTTTTGAATTTTCGGGCTGTCTTAATCTTTTGCGATTGCTGCATTAGAAGCAACTGGTCCCGTTTCCATTCAGGAACAGAATCCGACGATGTACTAGTCGCTGTTTTGATAAATGGATAAGCCTCTTCAACCGATGGCATTTTGCTAGGGTCGTTCAAAGCAAATGCCATCATCTCAGCTTGCTTGTGATCCATTACCGCTCTCATTCGCATATCATCTATACGGTTACGATTATTTGCGATTACTTGAACCATGAGTTCACCAAAATCAAGTTCCCAAAAGTGGTCAGAATCAATCCCAGATTGCACGGCCAATGGGTAAATAGCACTTAGCAACTCAGAAACAGTCTGGTAATTATTGCTTAAAGTGTCGTCTCGGTCGTTGGTTCGTTGTCCAGAGTGACTTCCGATTCCGTATTCGTCTTCGAAGCCGAAGCTGTCTTGCCGAAAAAACCAGATTCCTGGAATAAGTCTGTTAGCACTGTAAATAAATCCATTGGGGCATGACCTTCATCAAAATATTTTTCAAAGGCAGCAAAAATGTCGTTATCAGTAACGCCGTGAGTTTGGTTCGAACCTTGCAATACGATAAGCATTTCATTCAATGGTGGCAATTTCATTCCGCCATCCGCACTCATAAAGAGCGACATCATAGATTTACCCAAGCGTTTTTCAATATTCAAAATATCACGGCCTGTTAACTTTAATTCAAGTTGTAATCCACCCATTTCAAACTTCTTAGTTGCTTTCTTTACTGTCATAACGTAGTTCCTCCATTTTTATTATTCGTCTCATATCAGCCTGCTGGCCTACTCGTCTCTTACTCAAGTTAATTATTATCTGGATAAAATGTGACGGTTCTAAGCTCCGGCGCTACTACTGGCCGTTGCAAAGTCCGGTCCGTCCGATACGATAATCGAAATCGTGTATTCAAGTGCTCCGTTGACAGCAACGTTACCCATTTTGACGGTATATGAGCCAGTGAAAGAAGCTGTCATCCCATCAGGATAAGTGACCTTCCATTTATATTGCTTATTGTCACCATTGTGCGTTAAAGCCGTTGCAAAGTTGCTGCCCTTGTACACAAAGGTAAAAGCTAACGTTGATGTATTTTCAATCCCAGGAACTGACTTCTTTTTCGTATCTGATAAATCAGTCACATCAATATTTTCTGGGTCTGAACCCATGTCAGGAACGGTCTTAATACCGCCAATTTCATCAAACTTAGTGCCATCCACTGACATTTCAAGCTTGGTCCCTGTTCCGGCAAGCCCGGCACTAGCGTCTGCAGCAAATCGTTGTAAATCAAATACTGTTAAATTCTTTTTCAATTTCAATCATCCTTTCAACTTTCAAATACGCGGTGACTAGTGTTATCAACAACACCAGTAAATCGTAATACAGTGCGATTCACACCCGCTAAATTGCTATCACCAACATCGCTTGAAAAGCCCATATCACCAAATGATGACATGAGCTTATTCGTGATTGCCGTTGTGCTACCTTCTTTTAAGAAGAGGTCAATTGTGATCGTCCATTCCGTTTGCAACTCTTGCTGATTAGCATCACGAAAATAGGCTTTATGTGCCGTGTTGTATACAGCGATTGGGAACACCGTTAAATTATCTGGGTACGTGGTTGAGACCTGTTTAATTTCCGGTATAGCCGTTAGTGCTTGATACACTACTGACTTCACATTAATAATTACCATCAACTACCCCCTAATTTGTTATGGAGTGCGGCCTCCACACTCTGCTTAATCATCTCTGGTGCCTCACGACTGGCTTGTTTGACGGCGGGGGTTAAAAACTGGCGGGCGGGTTGACCGCTTGTCCGATAGAATGTGTGTCCGTCGATTTCGATTTTAGGCATACCATACAGTTCACTCAGGTCAGTATCAACGTCATCAGCAGGAATGAACCAAGGCGTTTGCCTGTACACTGGTGTAAATCCATCGGGTAAATCTTTTTGCGACTCCTCACCCACTCGTCCAGTACCGAGCTCACGAAATAGCGCTACTGGGTCATCGGACCAGACACGACCGACAATCTTGCCATCACTATCGACAACCTCATATTTAATACTTCGAGCTAACTCACCATTTCCATACTTAACGCTGGATTGAAGTTCTTTGACTGCATAGCCCTCTGCTTTCTCAACAACATCAAAAGTAGCATCCCAGATGGCATCGTGAACCACACTGGGCATTTTTTTGAGCTGAGCTTTCAGCTTATCACTGCCACGCCATTCAACTTTAGCCATCCTATTCGCCTCATTTACGTTGCTCTAAAGTGATATTTTTATGGGTGCTGAATGTTTGTATCGAATTGATAACGTAATCTGGCTCGCTATCTTTAGTAACATTGACACAAACACCCCAATTTTCTTGTTGACCTTCATTGATCTGATTACCTTGATACTTACCAGATTTAATGTACTTAAGGTCTTTGCCCCAGATTTGCGCATTCACTGAACCGCCAGCAGCTTGAATGTTCATCCTCACTGCAATTGGATTGCTCCATCCCGCCGTAATGACATTACCTTCATCATCGTGACCTGATTGTTGTTGTCGTAAATAAACAGTTGTCAGGTCTGTTGGTCTAAGGCGCATTAGAATCGCCTCGTTTTCGCGACTCGGTAAGGTGCTAGCGCGGTTTTAATTATGTTAGGTAGTCCCAGTTCAAACGATTGAGAAACGCCGCCTTCTGACCGCGATGCTTCGCCTTCTGTTCCTTGCTCGTTGTACATGATAATGGCAAGCCGTTTTGCCTGAATTAGAATCGGTGTCGAGAGTGAAGACCGGGTATAATCCAAGCACGTTTGAACAGCATCATCAAAGATGTCATCAACCACCGCAGCATCCGGCGTGTCTTTCTCAACACCTAATCGCGTATATAGTCTTGTCAATTGTCCCGCCTTATCTGGTGGGCTTGGTTTAGCCATACGATCATCCTCTATTCTTCGTCGTCTGTTTCTAACTGAGCATTATCGGCAGTTTTCTCGTCCTTCTGCTTATCAAGACAAACAAAAAGCTCATCATTGAACGCGTCTTGCGTAATGCTGAGCTCATCACCTTTTTTATACCGAGTATCTTTATACCGAATTGGGTAATCTTTAACGCGAACCTTCATTATCAATCACCTCTAGGCTAAAACCTGAGCTTGAAATACCTCATCCGCCGCGGCAAACGCTGGAAGCGCAACTGCTGAGGCTTTTTCCCAAGTCCCAATTGGATCATTAGTTTCGGTATAAATCATATCGTAAACATTACCCACAGCGTTAATTTGCGCTGGGCCACTGAATTGTGCTAACTCTTCTGGAGTTGGTCCAAACACTTTATTACCAATCGGGTCATCGTTCATTAAGACAAGTCGATTTTCTGGGAAGTAACGACTCTTGGTAATCTTGCCATCTTTTCCGACTTGGGTATATTTTTGATCATAAGTCCGAAAAATTGGTAAACCTTGTGCCTGCATGAAGGTGTCAAAGTCGGCTTGTCCAAGTGCCCGAGTAGAGTTACCATACACGGCTTGTAGAACTTTGGTATTAGTCGTAATCAATCGATAAATCTTCCGACTAGTTAGCGCCCGGGTTGGTGTAATATCCATCTTATCGCACCAGCGCGTAATATCACCAAGGATATCCGCGTCGCCGTTATCCCATGTAGCAGCTCCAGTCAAAGCTTCCTGATGTTCAGTCGGAACTTGATAATCAAGTTGGACAGCAAGTTTACCACTTTCATCTGGCAAAATAGTCTTACCTGTTGCTAAAACGTCCATAGCGGTCTTTTCAATTCGTGCTAAAACGCCTTGATTGAGCACATCAAAGTCGTTATAAACATGTTGTTGCAAGTAGCTAGCTTCTGCAGGCGTCCGCGGATTGAGCATCGCATACAAATCTTTTTCTTTAATCTGCATCTTGCGCTTAATCAAAGCCAGTTCGATGGCAGCGCCCGAGGCAGACCGACTGCCAATTTCGGCTTCACTATCAAAAGCCGCATAGGATGCAATCACTGGAATTCGATTTTGACGTTTCAAGATATCAACAGTTAGTGAGTTGACTTTGATTGCTGGGAATAGTTCATCACCTTGCATCGCTGGATACTGCCGATTCAATGAAAAATCGATTAAATCATGTTGCGTGAATAAATCTGAAATTTGAGCCATTTGTTTTCTCCTCCTTTAATTAGGCTTGTGATTTGGCGGCGGCGTCCGTATCAGTGAAAGTAATCTTCTTTAATGCCATGATAGCCTCAGTTGTTGGCGCCACTGGTAAGCGTTGGCCAAATAAATAGCCTTCAACAATCACGCCAACCATTTGAGGGCCACGTGTAACGTCCACTTCGTTAATCGTGATTCCTTCCGCCTTAGCGTCATTAGTTGGATAAATCGTGCCGGCTGGAATAACTTTATGTCCAAAAGCATCCGTCTTCACCGCGTAACTGGTGTCATCAACCTGCCGTGAGAATGATACGAACTTTTCAGATACCATGAAATTCTTTTGTTCTACTGTTCCTTTATCAAATACATAAGCCATAATCTAGTACCTCCCTATTTTGTCGCCCATAAACTGGACTTTGCTGGCTTTTGCGAGTTATTTAATTTTTCAGCTGCTGTTGCACCTTCAGATTTATTTGCGGATGTATCAGCACCCGGCAATGTGGTCCCACTGCTTGCGATTCGCTTATCGATTGCTTGCTGTAAACTCTCTGTAAATGCCTTGCTGATTGCAGTGTAAGCCGCTTCAATGCCTTTATCATCTGCTAAAACATCATCACCAAAAGCCGCAATCAGTGCTGTCGGCAAATCGTCTGCACCCAGTCGAGCCGTCACTTTGGCTTTATTTTCAACAATAGTTCCATGACGCTGTGATTCAGCAAGTTGCTTGGTTAATTGGTCTTTATCATAGTTGGCCTTTTCCAGGTCAGTCATCTTGTCGTAATCTTTTTGCTGCTGGGCTTCACTAGCCTGTTTTTCATCATGTGTTTTAATTGCGCTCTGAATTAGCTTATCAGTGTAAGCTTGCAATTCTTTTTCGTCAGCAAACGACTTGAAAGGTTTATCTGCTGGATCGTTTGGTTTAGGGTCAACAGGATTTGGATCATTAGGATTTGGATCTGCTGGTGTTGGGTCAACAGGTGCTGGATCTCCACCACTCTGTCCTCCAGCTGGTTCAGCAAACATTTGTAAATTCATCTTTAGTAGCTTTTTCATCATTAAAACTCCTTTCGCCCACGCATTTCTGTTAATTCAACCCACAAAAAAAGCACCCCATGCATTACTTTCGCCCCACACATTGTGCTGATTTAACCATGGTATCTTCAACAGACCCACGCATGCTATTTAGTTTGAGTAGTTTAATGACATGCTCAGGTCAAATTAAAAACCTCACAGATCTTTATCCGAATGATAACTAGTAGCTCTTTGCTTAAACACACTAACCCCATAATCACCATGCTTCATCACTAAAGCTCTTTTCCAGTCAGCATATATAGCATCAGGCTTTAATTTAATTAGCTTACCATCAACTGGATCGTTAGCTGTGCGTGGTAACATGTACTTACTGTCAGCGCGATAGAGGATAGCTACAGTCCTGCAATTAGGATGTAACGGTGGGTAATTAACGCCCACGCTAGCCTGATCAACTTCATAGACATTACCATCAATATCCCGACAAATTGTTGACGTACGCATATCAAGTACCGCAACCAATTGATATTGCTTAACACCTCGTCGTTTCCACTCGTCAAGCTTTACTTTGTTATGGAAGTAGTTGGCCTCCGTCCGAATTAATCGACGTGTATTAAAAGCGTTGGTACCAAACTCTTTCATTAGCGCTTGTCTCATATCACGCTCACGCATGCCACTCATTTGTTGTGCCGTGAATAGCTCGCTCAGACGCTCTGCTAACTTATCAGTATTATGCCAAATCCGTTGAGAATAGTTCTTGCCTTCAAACGGTGTATCAAGTGCAGCTTTAACATATTTTCCAGACACCTCTTTAAAGCGATCTAAGCTTTCGTCTGACTGAGTTGGGACTTCCACTATCTTACCCGTTTCAGGATTATAAATAGTTCTAGTGCTATTCTGTGGCTTGCTAGGTGTACTTGGTAACACAACGTCCCTATCAAAGCCGCCTATAATACTCTCGTTAGTTGCCTGATCAAGTGCTTCTTGAATTACCTTGGTATAAAGGTTCGTGGACTTCTCAATCTCAACAGATGCCGCTTGTTTCACCGCAATGTAGCTCTTAGCCTTGAGCTCTTCCAATCTGGTAATACGGCCCTTAGCTGCCATCTGTGATAAGTAGTTAGTCACTTGCTTCTTTGACTCCTTATCACTGACATTATCAGCCAGGGCCTGTAACGTTACTAACTCAGTCGGACTAACATTGGTGTTTAAAATCTGTTGTGCCTCGGCCTCCGTCGCTTTACCGTCCGTAAAATATCGTTTGTATATCTGTGATACCTCACCAGTCAAATAGTTCTGAGCACGCATGTACGCCCTTGCAATGATAGTCGCTTGTTTGGTTGCAGCATCATGTGATTTCTGTTCGCTCTGAACGGCTCGCAGTTGCCAGTAACTTAACTTGCGTTTGTCATCCGCCACTCCTACACCTCCGAGCTTATAAAATCAAATACAGCAAAATTAAAATGCCTGTAATTGGCTTCCATCCAAGCGAAACTAATCCAAGCATTTTAATTATCACGATCACAAATACACCAATCGTTTTAATGATTTTATTCAATTCTGAGTTAATTACCCTTCACCACCACTTGCAAATTCTGAGGATATTGTGCTGAAATATCTTGTAGTCCGTGTAATAAGGTCTCACACAGAACTTTGTTATCAGCACTGGGCTCAATCAATCTAATAAACAAGCCACCATTTTCTTTAATAGTGGCATTAGATAGCTCATTAGTGATGGCTTGGCCAAGCACCGAAACAGCAGCACAAACTAGGTCATGGCCCTTAATAGCACTATTCGCGTGGCCCGTTATCTGATAACTCACTACCTGCTTTTTGTTTAATTGAAACGTTGCCAGAATCATCCGCAGTTACCTCCTCGTTATCTGTGGCAGGCTCGCCGCCCATAGCTTTCTGCTGTAGCTTGAGTGCTTTCTCCTTTTCCTGATCCAGCATCTTAATTAACTCTTGTGGGTCATTTGTCCCAGGCAACCACCCGAGTGATACCAATTGCGGAATGACACCTTCAGCATTCTTGATATTGCTAATGACATCCGCCATGTTGACTGGAATATCAGGAACAATATTAATTGTCGCTCCGGAGGCATCTACTGACTGGCCTTTAAACGCTAAAATGTTCTGCATCAGTTGTAGACGCTGGCGAATTCCACGTGTTAAGTATCGCTGCTTAGTCGCTAACAATTGGAGTAAACCGAATAGCTTGTATTTCATAGCTTCACCGCTAATCGTCCCTGCAAAGTTTTCGTCATTCATGTTAGGGACGTAAGACGTTTGATGAATGTCATCCTTAATCGACTTAACAAGTACTTGTAGCTGTGATTCGTCAAAGCTCTTGGTCAACCATTCAACGCTAGCACCCTGGTCGCCTTTACCAGGCGCTTCTAGAATACCGTCCTTCAAGTTAGCTCCTTCACCGTCCTCGCCCTCATCTAGGGTAAAGCCATAGACTACCAGCAAGGCATCCACGAAGTTCTTTTTATCGGTGATACGGTCTGACTGTAATTCGTTATAGGCGTTGATTAGGCTAATCGTTTGCTCAAAATCACCTTGACGCTCTTCGTTATTACGATACTCAATAAGTGGGACACCATTAAAATAATGTTGAATGGCCTTAGGTTTGCTTGCCAAATTAGCATCTGATAGCACTCGTCCTGTCTTGGTTCGATACTGAATAATCCAGTGGGCCGTATAGACAGTAATCAAATAACCCTTAGCATTACCAAGCAGGTCCTTCTTTTCCACGTAGTAAATACCAAACAGCGGATTTTTATCCAACGTGTCATCCGTTACCAGCACACAGCCGCGCGGATCAATTTTTTCAATTGCCAACTCGGTAGTTGCGTCTGACACCTTTTTGATGTATAGCAGCTCATAGGCACACCCAAACACGCTTAAATCTTTCTCCATCTCCGTATTATGCGAATCAATATCCATTTGGTCCTGAGCATCCGTAATGGCTTTAATATCCTTGCCGTTCGCCGGTGAAATGGATACCGGATTACCAGTTGTAAAGCCGGTAATCATGTCAGTAATGTATTTGGCGTGGTTCGTCATTACCTTTTCATCTGCACGATCCAACTTAGCCGCCATCTCAAGATTTCGGCTTAAGATGTGCTGATTACCCTCATAGTAGTGTTCCAACATGTTATAACGGTCAATACGTTGCTGTTGTTGATTGATAGCATAGTTAATTACATCAAAGCTAGGGTTTTCAATATTGCCAGCCAATTCACGGTCAATCGCAACGTTGGACCCGCGCTTCTTGTTCAAATCATACTGCATCCGCTCACCTCCTATCCTCTTAATCCCTTTGGCTTCTTAATTGTCCGTGCCTTGAGCCGTTCATGTGTGTTATAGACGGCATACCGTAACGCGTCCATCACGTCATCGTTGAGCTTGACGGGTAAGCCCGTAGCCTCGTCCCAGACATACTGGTAGATTTCATCTAAGAAGGCATCAATCGCTTCTTTGATAACAAAAAAGTGGCCTTGCTTCATGCACTTAGCCACCGACTCGATTCCTGATAAAACCGATTTTTTAGCATTGAACGCCTTGAGCCCTTCACGTTGGAAGCGTGCAACGTGTTCGGGTCTCGCACTATCAGCCCAAAACTTAACATTTCGGCCATAGCGACGCTGAATATCTTTTGCAATCTCTACCCAGTAATCAATCTCTTCAAACTGACGTGTATGTTCTTCAATCAAATAAGTATTGCCAACTCGATCATCAGCCATTACAACAATCGTTCCTTTATGTTCATAGCCCCAGTCGACTCCCGCATAGTAAGTTAAGTCTGCTGGCAATTGAGCCCGTGGAATAATCATTTCGTCCTTATTAAAATCTTTATACACCATACCTTCACCAGATACCCATAGACCGAGTATTGCACGGTCGTAAAACATTCCGGACGGCGTACCCGCTTTTTGATGTTCAACGTATTGTGGGGGCAAAAAGGTATTATCATCGATTGTAAAATGGAAACTAACGGTTCCTGCTTTAGGATCATCGTTATCAATATAGCTGGCTTTCAAGTAGTGAGTCGGAACGTCTGGGTTCGTATCGCAAATAATTCGCGCACCTTGTGCTGAGCACCGATTAAGGATTTCATTGAATACCTCTTCATTAGCAAGGCTAGCTTCGTTAATATACGCCCCAAACGAGGTCATCCCACGAATGGCACCCAGCCCTGCAATGGACCCGGTAAACGTCTGCACAATCTTCACGCCAAACAGTGTGAAAGAGTTATGTTTGTCAAATTGAAAGTTAATGTCATATTTATTCGTCAGTTCCTGTAATACGTTGTTTTGTAGCGACTTGCTTGAATACCCCGCTAAAATGTACATTGGTTCCTTGACCCCTAATTTGTCAGCAACCTGACGAACACGCCGCAGTTCCATCAAGAAGGCGTCATTATCAACGACAGTTTTACCAGACCGAACAGCACCATAGTTTATCAGTAGTCGCCAGTCCGTCCGCCGCAAGGTTTTCAGCACTTGAATTTGTTTCGGCGTATATAGCTCACTAATTGCCATCGCTATCACCACCTAGGACGTCATCCAATTTATCCAGATATTCAGAAACTTTTGCTTCAGTACTATCGGTTGAGGCATTCATAATGCGAGCTTTAGCCTCCGCAATATCTGCATCAGCTTTAAGCTTGCGAATCTGTTGTTCAACAAGCTTATTGTTATCCGGATAACGCTTCAGTATTTCTTTAGTAGCGCTTATCCGTGTTTTCAAGTCAGCTTCTTTGTGTTTCTCATACACACCGTCAGCAGTGCCAATATAAACCGTTTCTTTAGTTTCGCCTCTAGCGATACTAGTAAGCAACTCAACGGCTTCTGTGGCGTCCATAATACGCTTGGAAGCTATCTCGGCCATTCGCTCATCGATGTAAGATTTAATTCCAACATTTTCCAACAATTTGCTAGATTGTGCCTTTGCATAGTTGCGCGAATAACCAGCTTCAATAGCAGCTTGATAAGCATTTCCAGACTTGATATACTCATCGGCAAACTTTTGCTGTTTGGGCGTTAACTTTCGTGTCATTACATACCACCACACCTCCGTCTAATTGGAATTAGTCATCGTTATTCGACTACGACCCAGTCATCAGCTAGCATATCAGTTTGACTAGCTAACCATGGAACTCGATCCATAGGTGCATTCGGATTGTTCGTGCGTAGCCCAGTCGTGTCAATATAAATGAAATCGTGAGTCATAACCTCATTAAAACGATTATTGGGAGTGTTCAAAGATTCTCCCTTTTTCAATTTAATGAAGATGCCTTTGCCGTTCCAACCTTTACGTGCAACACAATTACCTCGTTTTAATTCTTCAAGCGCTTCTCCAAAATTCATAATTGCTTCCTCCTTATTTTTATCCAAACTAAAAGCGCCATGCTTATTTGCACGACGCTTCTTATCCTTGCACCACTTATCTAGCCGAGCATCGGCCTGCACCCATTCAGGCGGCTCATACCCGTATTTACTTCTTATCATTTTCGCCATGAGGCACCTCGTCATCGATCAGCTTAGCTAGCCGTCTCAACTCATCAAAGCTAATTGACATTGCTACACTGTCTCCACCAACATCATCGGTAGCCAATAAGAAACCACTTGATGGATTAATTGCCAGGCTTAGTTCCTCACCAAAACCATCTTGATAATTAAAGCTTTTTTGCATTGTGCTACCTCCTAATCGTATGTACTAAAAAAGCCTGACGACAGCCAGGCTTATGTATTGTTGTCTCATAAGATGGCGATCCCGTTATTCAACAATACAATTTAATATCATACTATATTTAGTATTATTTGAGTTGCAATACACACTATTTACTTTACTAAAAAGAGCCCAACTAAATGTCAGGCTCCTAAACACAGTCGTTATCAGAAAAACGATTATAGTTTTTGCAACCATGTTTGATTATGTTACCACAGCGCACATGTTTCCGCATGTAATTTGGTGGCCAGATTAATTGCGCCAATTATGTGCTTGGCAGGGATTTGCACCCTACATATACTGGATTTTGTACTCTCCTACTTGTTCTTGGCTTCTTTCAACCTTAGCTTCGGATAGCGTCTACCTATTCCGCCACAAGCACAGCCAATGTAAACAAGACGATGGGAGTTCATGTTATGAAGTTAATTCCGAACACGACTCCAGCCACATCTCAAGCTTTCAGCAGTTTAGTGACTTGCTTGGGTCAATATGATTGGTGTGGGCCAAGTCGCGAACTTATTTCAGATTCGCAACTTCCCCTGCTAACTATATCGCTGGTAGGAGTCGAACCTACATCCCATTGTGGCTTACCAATTAGCCCACAGCGATACTCACATTTAACGGCCGACGTTAAATACGAAGACTAATGCCGGCGGCAGAGAGGAGCGCATCACCCCTTATAAATCCGCCGGCTACACAGATAGCTGGATTTGAACCAACATAGACGGTTTTGGAGACCGCCATCTTGCCAATTAGATCATATCTGCTTAATAGACGGGCCGTCATATCAACTTAATCAAGGAGGCAACACAAACTGTACATCTGTGCCCGTCTAACGTAGCCTGCTGGACTCGAACCAGCGACAACCTGATTAACAGTCAGGTGCTCTACCAACTGAGCTAAGGCCACAATAATAATCAATTAGAGCTATCAGAAAAACGTTTATTTGTCGCCCTAACCAATTATCGATAATACTAATTTACCACCGATTTATTGCTATGGAGTCCGGCTTGAGTTCGGAAAAAGTTCGGTTAAAGTCCGGTTTGAGTTCGGTTTTGATAAATATTCAGATCTTCTAGGTAGTAGCTCTGTGCGAACTGTAGCATTGCCAATGGCTTCCAGCGGTCAAAATACTGCGTCTTGCTGTAGCCAATATCCATGTAGCACATCGTGTCACTGTATCCTTGCAGATATAGCCGATCTAATATCTCCTGGCACTCATGATCACACCGAGCCATTGCCTGAATAGTCTGTCGGACAATCTGCTCTGCATACAGGCGGCGTGTAATCCGATCCTCAGCCGAATTACCAGCTGGGGCCGACTTAGGCATGCCATCCATGCTAGGCGATTTTAGATCAGCGACCGAATGGCCGGACGCCCGAACTGCTTGCGGTAACTTCTTATCCAGGAACCGCCGCACCTGTTTAATTGTTTTCTCCTGGTCAATTGGTGGAAAAATTTCATCTGAAATAACTTGCTGTTCACCCATCATGTGCCCCTCCGCTTTCGTATGCTATAATTAACTTATTCGGAATTAGTTGTAGCGCGGTCAGCGATGGCAGCGCTTTTTTATGTTATACTTACAACGGTCATTCGAGTGGTCCCGTGACTGGTCGCCTTAACGGGCGGCTTTTTGTTTGCTTCGGCGTGTTCCTTCATGCGCCGGTGCTTCCGTTTAACCGTTGAACGTTTCTTAGTGTGTTTAGGCATTGTCATTCCTCCACATATTCCGCAATGTACTTATCCGCTGGAGCCACAAACATGTGATTACCTTTTGTATAAAGATAATAACTATCTCCTTTTCTCTCAATACAACTAATAATTGGGGACTCATTAGGTCCGTCTCGGTATTCGAATGGTTTTCCAACCTGAAACGAATAATATCTGGAATCTCCTTCTAAAATAGTTATGCATTCTAAATTTACATCTATCAATCCGATTATTCTATTCATTTTTCTACCTCACTTAAATCCATAGCCAACTAGTGTGTCTTACCTCGTTTGTCGCCAAATAGCAGTTGGTAGCCAATCGCATCTAGCAGCTCGCTCAGCTTAATTTGCTCTTCATTCCACTTAAAAACCAGTGTTCCATGCGGCTTCAATACTCGCATACACTCGGTAAAGCCCTGCCGTAAATCAAACGGCCAAGTTTCGTCCAGTGTGCCATATTCCTTGGCCAATTGCTTACTATCCTGTGCTTTAGCTTTGTTTGCTTCGGCGTGTTCCTTCATTCGCCGGTGCTTACGTTTAATCGTTGCCCGCTTCTTAGTGTGTTTAGGCATAACTCACAATCCTTCCGGTACGCGCTCTTTAATGTACGTGTCAAACTGTCGTTCAATTTCATGACTCTTTCTGGCTAACTGATCCACTGTTTTAATGTGCTCACTACCAGTCCGGATTAAATACCCACGAAGCCAGTGCAATGCGTCCTCGACGTTTTTACAGTGTGCTAAGGGTGCTTCTACTAGCCGATTAATACCAGACTTTTCATCGTAGCTAGTTACCGGATGCCCATGGCTGTCTAATGACATCCTGTTAACCTTAACTTCGTATTTGTCACTAGTCAGATGATACTGTCCAATTTTCATATCAATCATGATTATTCGTCCTCCGTGATTTCATCTATTTCTACTCGCGGATTTCGTTTATCAACTGCAAATTCGTCCCGAAATCCCGTGATATGCTTTCGATTGTCGTTGCCTAAAAGCCCAGCCTTCATAAAGCCGTCAAGCACAAACTTTTTAGCAAACGCGATATTGTCCGCATCTTTTCGGTTGTTCTTTGTGTACCACGTAAATTTAAGCTTGCAAGGCCAACTGAATTCAACTCCAGAATTCCGACTAGCCCTGGCATACACACTACATAAGGCCGTGTACCGCTTCTTTAGGTTAGCTGCCGCATACCGATTGGCCCGTTCAGCCTTGATGTACTCATTTAAGCTAGGTAGTTCGCCTTTGATCACGACTTTGCTCATACTTTCGGCACCCGGCTAATGTAGTAGCCACAGACAATGCCATTTGAGTAGCTTGCTTGCCTTATCGATCTAGCTGGGGCGCCGATCTTATCACCTAGCAAATCAACTGTTTGTCCAGTAATAATTTCGTTGGGATTGTCGTACTTTTCAGCACGCCAGTAGCCGTTCCGCAACGGCAAACTGTACTTGTGCACTAGATAGCTAACCCGCTGACTAATATAGCCAGTCTCATCGGTCAACGCCCTTATCGTATGGTTACCAGCACGATGAGCATGACGAATATCTCTAATTTGCTCACGTTCCTCAGCTTGGTGATCTGGTAACATACTAGCTAGGTAGGCCGCATCACTGCGTACCTTAGTCCCAGGCTTAACCAGTCTAACCGGGAATGGCCATTCACCAGATTTGTAGTTATGTTGCGCGAGCTTAAACATTTCCGGTTCTGGCCCGATTGCTAGTGGGTGATCGATATCGGGTAGATCAGCGTTAATTACTAGCACCTGTGTTTCATTCATTCGCTCACCTCCGTTTGCAATCCTTGTCTAGCTTGCTCGAGATCAATAAAATACTCGGCTGGCTTACCCCAACATTGGGTCAAATCAAAATTTAAGCCATCCCGCTGATATTCAATAATTAAAACCTCGAGTGCAAATAGCTTGTACTCATGAGCGCACACCTCATCTTGCGCACTACCACCGGCCTTTAAATGCCGCTTCATACGCTGCTTAGTCCAATGCAACGCGGCCGGTTCATAGGCATGGTTAGCGGCTAAATTGACTAATTGATTACCCCAATTCATTTAGCTTCCTCCTGACTGTTCATGAGCGCTAGAAAATCCTCGTCACTCATATCGTCCTGCTGGTTATCACTTGAATTTGGCTTAGAAGCCGCCTGAGAAGCGCCGTTTTGCATCCACTTTGGCGTAACTTCTTTACGGCGTGGCTTTGAATAGCCACTAGGTTTTCTTTCGCTCTTCATGCGGTCGTCATGATTAGCAGCGGCCTTTTTAGCCTGCTCTAACGTCGTAATATTTCGTTTCTTCCAACCCGCAACAATTGCACGAACGTATTTCAAACATGCATTAGATCCAATCTGATGTTCTCCAGCAACCCAAATTGCATAGGCAATCACCTCAGGCTTGAACTCTTCCAGCCATTCATCAATTTCGGGACGAGCAATACCATTTGGAAATCCCCACAGGTTGGTCCAATCGTTAATGACCTGCTCGCGCGTCACGCCCTCGTCATCATCATAAGAGTCAGTATCAGTCAAGTAAGGGTCAGTACTAGTAAGTTCTTTATGTTCTACTGGTTGACCTCCACCTTGCCCAACCGGTTGACCTACTTCATCTAAACCAGTTGGCCTACTTTTATGGCTTGTAGTTGGGTTACTGGTTGGGTAACCAGCTGACCTACTATATAAATTAATAATGCGATATTCAGGCGGTTTCACATTTTTCTTGCCTCTAACGTATTTAATTAGTCCTAGTTGCACTAATGAGTTGCGTGCTTTATCGAGGCCGGGTTCGGATAGTCCTGTCAGACTGAGTAATGCCGAATTTTTCATGCGAAACTGAACGTCCAACTTGCCTTCATCGTTCGCATAGTCTAGTAACTCGCGATACAGATTATTTTGGCCGTTAGAGACACTCGCTTCATACATCTTAAAATTACGGTACGCTCGTCGTTGTTTGAAGTAATCCAAATTCGTCCCTCCTTTACTAATGGGCCTTTCACCCGTTCGGTGGATTCAGTCACTGCTGCATTCAAGCCAATTCGAATGTTTATTTCTTATCAAATGCCGCTAGCAACCCTTGTAGCTGGCTCTTAGCATCCTCTGCTTGTGCTACTGTTAGATTCTTCCAATCGTCGTCAGTCCCTTTCCAATCAGGGACAATTTGTTGAATAACCTCATTAGTCACCGATAATGGTGTGCCATTCTTGGTTTGGGTGGCCAGTTCACCAGCAAGGTTAGCAATCTCACTTGTCTGCTTTGAACTAGCAATGATGTTGGTAGGATCAAAATCTTCATTTACTTCATCGTCAGTTGCGGGCTGTTGCTTGCCAGCTAGTAATAATTTAGCAGCAGTCTTAAATTCAGGTTTCTGTGCATTCTCAGCTAGCCATTCAATATAGCCACGATTCTCATTCATGACATCTCCCATGCTCTTGCCTTTATTTTTGCCAAAGTTAAGTTTTAAATTAAAGGCTTCATCATAAGTCATGGTTTCGTTATTCTCACGTTGGTTAAAGTTCTGCATATCTTCGACATCTTGCGTGAAGACATTTGATAAACTAGCGATGGTCAGTGTGGCATCAACTTGAGCTCGCTTTTTTGCCATCTTCAATACCGTGTTTTTCATTGAAAAGCCATCACGAGAAACGTACTTACTCTCTTTTGTATTTGCCGACCCTAATCCCTCAGTTAACTGCATACCGCTCTTGTATAGCACGCACTTGACGGTGTAGTCGAAATAACCCGACTCGTAGTCCTCAACTTTATCGATAACGTTGTATTCGCTGGTCACGCCCATCAACATTTGAATTTTTTCGGCACCCGGTTTAAGGAGCGTCGGCTTCTGTGTACCAGGTACGACCCCAAAATCTTGACCATCTTTTAGTTGATGTTGAACCATAGTTTGGAAATTAGAGATAGCCTGTAGTTCGCTAGCCATCTTGTTTTGATCAGTACCCATGATTAGGGATAGACTGTTCGTTTGATTTTCTGCTTTCGCGATTGCTTCACTCATATTGGTTCCTCCTAGTATTTAAACGTGACCTTCTCAGTTGCCGGTTTTTCAGTAATACCAGCGATAATCTCGCCATCTTCCATGACAAACTTGTCACCAACCATGCGACCAGCTTTTTTTAAATCGACTTTATCAATAGATTCCTTGACCTTGATATATTGGCTCATGCCCTGATTACGAAGTGAGTTTAAAACCATCTTTTCGTCATACGCCAACCCAGCCGGGTTCTTACGAGTTGATACACGGCCATTAGGGGTATCGATTTTGAATTTCTTATCGACTAACCGTTGATCACGTAAATAGTCGGTCAGTAGCCCTTCGAAGTACTCGCGGTTGGCTTGGTTCTTATCAAGCTCCCGGTCGCGCCATGCAATTGCCTGGTCAATATTGTTCTTCGCAACTTGGCCAATTTCATCATCATGCGCTTGGATAGCCTTGAGCTTCTTTAACGCCCAGTCAGCTTTCTCCAATGAGTCAATTTTGAAGCCTTCGTTTTCACGTTCTGTCACCGTTCTAAGTTCTTCTTTTAACATTGCATCCATGATTGAAATCCTCCTATATTAATATCCAGCAATGACGCCACTTTCAATCAGCTCTTCCTCAGTAGGCACATCATCACGCCAGCCTTCCACAGCTTCTTCTTGGTCAATTAACCAGCTATCGTAGCCGTTCATTTTGCCCACCTCCGTGCTAAACGTTGTCTTAGTGACAGTTTCGGAGTACAATAGAACTCGAAAATAAAATTAGTAAGCGTCTTAGCTGCACGGGTACTTCCGATACTCGAGCAGCTTTTTTCGTACTCAAATTTAGGCTTTAGCGATACTTTGCGTACTTCCAATTCGTCCGACCTCCTTAAATGTGCCAAAAACATTATTCAATTCTTCAATTGTGATCTGTTTGTAAAGCACGTTTCCAATACGGAATGTAAATTTCATCGTCTTCATCTCCTTAAATTCCAAACCAACTAGCAACTTCATGACGCTTGAACCACAATGCAGTTAACGCGCAGCCTACTAATGCTCCTTCAATCATTGCTATTTCCTCCTAGCCATTTTCTTGATTGACTTTATCGATTACTTCCTGCAATTTATCCATTGGAATACCGGCATACTCAGCTTTCTTAGCTAAATCAGTTATCTCGGCGCTAATCTCTTCAGCGTATTCACGTGGATAACGTTCAATGACTAGCTGCTGTGCTGGTGTCCGATCGTTTGGATTAATCGCAATAGCATTCTCAAACTCAGCTTCCATTGCCTCTCGTTCTTGCTGCTCTTTCTTCTGACGCATTAGGGCTGAGAACATATCACCCTTTAGACACCTGTCATTCTGAAATGACAGCACTCCGAAATTCTCGCGAGCACCAGAATAGCTAAGCCAAAAATCGTTAATTACATTTGCTAACGACTTCCTGATTTGCGGATCAGTGTTCCTTGACCCGTTTTTCAATCGTGACAATTGTCCGGGAGAAATATGCGTCCCGTCGGCAACTTGCTGCTGTGTTGATTCTTTATGCCTGTCCAACGCTAATGACAATTGCTCTGCAAACTTGTTCTTCATACCTACACCTCTGTATTTTGGAAAGGGCTTTATATGGCCTTTCCGTGTAATTCACTTATAATTTAGTTAGTCGGGATGATTTAATAGGTAATCCATCATCTCAGCTGCTGGAATCTGCCAGCCGTTATGGGTATTCACATAATCAATGAAGCCACCCTGTTCAACATCCAAATCATGGCGATGCTTGGTTAAATATCGTGAGGCTCGTTCGGTTGATTTAGTTCCGTATTTATACTTAGCCAGATCTTTAAGCTTCCAAGTACGAATACCACGTTGTGCTTGCTTCCAGGCTTGGAACCTCTCGTATTCTTCTTCGCTAATGAATTGGAAGCCCTTTGGAGCCTCATGCCGAACCAATATCGTATCTGACATGTTCGTACCTCCTAATATGAAACTGACATAAGTTGGCTAGCTTGCTCGTTATACTCGGCCGTTACCGCCCGGAATTCAGCATCTAGTGCTTTATCGCTTAGTGCCTCAAACATTACTCTTGGCGTTTCTGGCTTAACCTTTGCTAGTGCATTGATTAATGTAGTTCGTGATAGATGTGTCATTTTGTTTCCTCCGTTCTTTGAAAATTAAATATTTGCTTTTAGTAACTCAAATATTCGACGCGCTTCATCAATGTTGCTCTCGTTAATTTGATATACGTTAGACACACCTACATGGAATCTAATGATCGTTTTAACTGCGTCTGACAATGAATAAGCTTTTGGGTTCTTACCGTACTTCTCGTTGACAAATTTTGAAATATCGTTTTTAAGCTCCATCCAAGCAGTGTTTTTTGCTTTGACTGGTGCTAGGCTTTTGGCGGCAATAGCTGCGTTTACCTCCGATTGGACCATTTCGTGCAACTGTTCTTGTGTGACTTCCATTACTTAATCACCTCCTTAGGTTCTAATAAGTCATCCACGGTTACGCCCATTGCTTTGGCAAGTAAATTTAGTGTTACAGCATCAGGATGCTTTGTTCGGTTTTCGAGAGTATTTACAGTACTCTGTGATACGCCCGCAGCATCCGCTAACTTTGCTTGCGTCCAGCCAAGCTTGGAACGATTCTTTTTAATTTCTGAGCCGATCATATTTTTCATCTCCTTAAAGTTAACGCATTTGCGTAACTGTATTTTTATTATAACGCCATTGCGTGAATTGTCAACGCAACAGCGTAACTTTTTTAAATGAATTTGTTTTACGATTAACGCAAACACGTTTGGAGGATCTTTTATGACTGAATCAGAATTAATAATTCAACGCTTGTATGATCTTATGCGCGAGCGTAATTTAACCGTCAATCGTTTGGCCACGTTAGCAGGAGTTACTCAATCAACAGTGAGTTCTTTCATTTACCGGCAGAGTGTTCCAAAAGTAGATCTATTGCATTCACTTTGTTCTGCTCTCGGCATCAGCGTCCACGACTTCTTCGACTTCCCGCCTTACAACGAGGTGGAAAAATAAATCTAATGGCATCTGCTTCAATTGCATTAGTGAAGATAGTATCTGCCAGTATTCCTTTGTTTGCCGTTGCAATATCCTATTTCTTTGGTTTAAACACACAAGCACACCAACGAAAATATGATGTGTTACGCGAGCGGTACCAAAAGCTTTATGTGCCATATTTCAATTTACTTTTAATAACACCCCCGGAAGATATATTGCCTAGTGAGTTGTCTTTAGGCGCTCGCAGTAAGTATTTAGATTTGATTTCAAGTCACACACATTTGTTGGGATCAAAAAGTGCTGAGATTTTTCCTAAGTTCTTTCGTGCTTTTATGAACTTGCTTGAATTAGAAGATGACAATACTGATTTTGAGCACGCAGATACAGAATACAATGACGCTTTTATCAGAATGGAAGATATCCTTTTACAAGAAGGGTCAAAGTTAGCAAAGCAGCTAAAATACCCAGACTTAGCAAAAACCATTTCAACCATTCGAGATCAACGGTTGCGTGAATAATAACCAAATAAAGCCCAATAAGTGCCATGATTATACTAATCACGCTCTCGCCTCCTTTCACTACCCCTGCGATATAATGATTGCAAGGAGGTGATATTAATGAATAACTATTTAGTAACTTTTAATCCAGAAAAAGATCTAAACTCTGAATTTGCAGTGACCATTCGAACAACTTTAGAGAATCTATCTCCAGATAAATGGGTTCAAATATTTCCCTTTCAGATTGCAATTCAATCAGAACTAACAATCACTGAACTGAAACAAGAACTTAGTAAGATAGAAAAATCACAACGTGTTTCAATTGTTCGCTTTGATGCATGGTCTACTAACGAAGAACGCAGTAGCCAGTTCCTTTCTGAATACGGATATTAGTTGCTACATCTCTTTACGTATTCACCATAATGTTTTACAAACTCTTCTTTTGATACCGGGGCAGCTTTAAAAGCAATCCCTGGGAAAATATCATGGCTTACTTCTTTGCGCTCAAGACTACTTGCGATAGTTTTGAGCGTTTTATTAAGTTCGTGTAACTCGACTAACAATTGTGTTACTTGTTTTTGTTTCATTTTGCTGCCTCCTTTGTCAATTTGTATGCTTTCGCCGATATGATACGTTTGGTATCTTTATCTGGCAAAAAAATATCAGGAAACAAAATTTCTGGTTTAACCTCAAAAAGATATGAAAATTTAGCAATTAATTTGCTACTAGGGTTACGTGATCCATTTTCTATGCTTCTAACAGTTATTTCCGCAATATCAAGTAATTTTGCAACACTGTTTTGAGACCAACCATTCCTATTTCTTTCTGCAATAAGTCGCTCGCGCTTCATTTTTGCACCTCCAAATTCGATACATATCGTATCAACAACTATTATAATAAACGATACTTTAAGTATCGTCAAGTGATTTAAGAAACTTTTTGTATCATTTGTTGAAACCGATACGCAATGTATCTATACTGACACATATAATATCCATTAAGAAAGGAGCGGCACTATGGCATCTTCAGGAATCGGGAATCGTTTAAAAGAACTACGAAATATGCAAGGCAAAACACAAGATGAGGTTGCAAAATCAATTGGTATCAGTAGAGCTCGATATTCACATTTGGAAAATGAACGTAACGAACCCGACAATGAATTACTAAGGCTTCTTGCTAGCTATTATGAAGTATCCACTGACTATCTTCTTGGAAATAGCGAAAAAAATAGCAAATCTCCAGACTGGGCTACCGAAGCCGATCGTATTGATTTAGATAAGCTTCTCCAGTCAAATACACCTATGGGATATGGTGGAATGAGTATGGCACCTGAGGATAAAGAAAAAGTCCGTAATGTTATTGAAGGTATTTACTGGGATCGTTTGAAAAAATTACGCGAAGAAGGAAAAAAGTAGGTGTTTACATGCGATACAACACGTATCTTAAGGTAGAACAACTTGCGCAATCCTTTGAAACGTATGATCCATTTACGATTGCAGATAGATTAGGATTCGAAGTTCACTTTGAGGACATTGGAGCAAATATGGGGGTCTGTACTCCGATATTGGGGACTACAGATATAGTGATTAGCGATAGCCTTCGTGATTCGCCGGCCAGGCTTCCAGTTATGGCCCATGAACTATGCCACGGTATCGAGGACACGGCTTGTGTTTCTTGGTACACACTTGGTGACTATCAGAAAAACAGTGCTGAGTATAAGGCCAATGCTTTTGCATGCCAAGAATTGGCGAAGCTGTACGAAGAAGAATACGATGAATTACCTGATAGTTTCAATACGTTAAAAAATGCGTACGGATTACCAGACGAGTTTATGGAGTTTTTTTCGTTTTCATAATGTGAGTTAAAATTTAATAATCATGGGGATTTCTATTTGGGGAAATATTAATTTGGAGAAATTACAATGAAAAGAATGATTGCAATCGGTATGACTATATTAAGTGTTGGGATGTTCTCTGCCTGCTCGACCAATTCTAACTCGCCAAAGAGTTCAAACAGTAGCAGCCACTCAAAATCTAATACAGCTCAGCATTACAAGTATTACGCCAAGGGAAAAACATTCTATGGCCCTAAAGGTACACTAAAAATTAATAAGTTAATTGGCTATACCCTAGATAATAATCACTACTTCATTTTAGATATTACCTATAAAAACACTACTAAAAAAGAAGTCGATGCCAGTGACATTATGACGCCCAATATAGAAGCACGGCAACTAAACAAAAATAAGTCTCAAAAAATCAATCTGAATGGGAGCAACTCGGCTTCCCAATACTATAGAGACAACAACAACATCGATGATTACAACAAATTCAACGAAATAACTGACAGTGCGTCTAACTCTTTAATGCCTGAAAAGGAACTACACACTTTACAGGAATTTTCATATAAGTTGAATAATAACGAAAATGATATTGAACTTAGTTTAAGCGATCCAGATGCAACATCAGATGACACTGTTAATCCTAAAAAGAACAAAATTACAATTGATATTAATTCAATTCAAGACAACTCACTTAATTTGAATGACTACAGTACCAACTAGTCTTCACCATCGGTATTGTGGTAAAACATTTTATAAAAATAACATTGTAATTGTTGAACGAAGGTGATCAATATTTTTACCGCTAAAAACATTCTAAAAACTGCAAGTAACGTATCGGGAGCCATATCAATTGCATCCATTGGTATGCTAGGAACAAGCTACCATAAAACAGGCCTACTCAGTCTTATTATCTTCATCCCTCTAACGATTATTTTGTGGCTGTTGGCTGCAAATGTTGATACAAAAAAACAATTAGGTAAGCTACAACAGGAGCTCACTGAAGAAAAAAATGCACAGAACGCAGTAAATGTAAATCTCAGTGGGTTAAAAGAAGAAAATAAAAAACTGATGGAAACGATTCGTGGACTTGAAAACACAATCAGTATATTAGAACAGATGAAACAGTTTTATGAAACTGTTCTAAATAGCTACACGCTCAGTGAAACACTAAATCAGGAGGAACAAAATGCAATCAAAAAAATTCAGAATCATAAAGATTATTGATTCAACTCATATTCTAATAAATGGCGGTATTTCAGATGACGTTACAGTAGGCCAACGTTTTCAGATATCTGGAAACGACGGCGAAGATGTAAAAGATGAAAATGGCACAGTTATTGGCAAACTTGTCACAAAAAAAGCTATTGTAGAAGTTACTACTGTGCAAGATAAATTTGCGATTTGTGAACCTATTGCAAAGGACTTTCTGGCAGGACCCGTAGCAGGAAACTACAGATCCCCTCTTAAAGTGAATTTAAACCAAATATCTGGTGGATTAAGCATTGACGATGAACCGATTAATATTGGTGACAGCGCATTGCTTCTTCCATGATTAACATAATCCATTCTTAAATGCTTGCTGAATCAAAAATGACATCCTGTCATCATCTGAGTACATGTTTGTAGCATCTAAGTAACATTTTCGGTTAGTCCAACTAGGATTATTGGCTTTATTGATTACCGCTAAAAAATTAATTGTCTCAAAGTAGTTCAAAGATTTTACTATGCTAACTAGATTCGTACCGTCAGAAGAATATTTTTTTATCTCACTTTTATTAAACATATGCTTTCTCTCCTGTCATCAACTTTTTCAGTACAATTATAAAACATACGTTTGTATTTTACTATTCTCATCGTCTACACTAAAAAAAGCGCATCCCCTCCCGCCGAGAAGATGGATGTGCTTCACGCGAGCGTAGTTCAACGGTAGAACAAAGCCCAAGTCTTGAAGCCCATTCTTTCTTAGGCTGATATGCAGGTTCGACTCCTGCCACTCGCGTTGCAACAAAAAAGCACATCCCCACCGGTCAAAGTTTGAGATGTGACTAAACCACAGAAACACACTAATGGTATCTCATTTTTGCATATTACATTATAACTGAAAGAAGGCGATCAGGATTGACGGTAAAATATGGCCACCGCTGAACTTATTTTTGACTTGTATAACTATTCTAGCTGGAGCATTTTGGGCTATGTTTGGTCAGCTCAAAATTTGGTATTGGACAATCATCATTGCGCTCCTTCTAATTATAATAGTTACAATATTCTTTTACGTCCAAGTGCTTATCGCTTACAACAAAGTAAAAGAAAAACTTGACAATTATCATGAATCACAAACTAGAGCAGATCAAATTAATAGCCCTCTAAGTACATTAGTAAACTGGGATGGCACCCCAATGCAGCCTCAAAAAACAACTACTTTTACACAGAATCATTGAGTGAGCCATAATTTATTAACTCGTACAAACTATATGTTAAATCTCTGGTTTCTGAATCGTCCCTTGCTTTCTTTAATGCTTCCGATCTCGTCATACCAGGATATTTTAACATGAGTAGCGCAGAATATAGTCTACACTTTTCAGGTACAGTTAATAAATTAACAAAGACAGCAGATTTAAGATAGTTCAAAATAACACCCCCGAGGTAAACAATGAATACTAAATTTTTAAATAAAATTGCTATGTTTTATCCAACAAATAGAACTCAAGCAAACAGCAAACCCATCTTTCATTTTACGTACGAAACGCTTCCATCCGTTTCTATTTTACAATTTAATGTAGCATTAACAGCTATAAATGTAAAAAAGAAAAACTATATTTTAAACCTTAAAATTATCAATGATGAAAACGACGCATTAGTTGATACTAATACGCCTGTTGATGCCACTAAATTAATTTTTGATGAGCAAAAATTAATCAATCACGAATACGGTAGTACATTAATACTGATAACCCCACCTCAATTTACAATTTCCAGTAAACAACATCTTTATGAAGCAACGCTACAATTACTAGATAGTGATGGTAAAATTTACGATACTAATACTACTTGGTTTTTAACAAAAGAAGATTAAAAAAACGCATCCCCTCCCGCCAAGAAGATGGATGTGCTTCATGCGAGCGTAGTTCAACGGTAGAACGGTTCCTTTAATTCAAGCATAACCTACCTTCCAATGCAGGTTCGACTCCTGCCGCTCGCATTAACATAAAAAAATACATTCTCCCTCACTACGAAAGAGAATGTACATCAAGGGGCATGTACGAAACATGCTTAAAAACATTATAGATCTTAAAATCGTATTTGCAAGTTTTTTTGCGAGCGTAGTTCAACGGTAGAATGGTTCCTTTAATTCAAATATAGCCTACCTTCCAATGCAGGTTCGACTCCTGCCGCTCGCATAGAGATTCTTAACTCAATCAAACATAGGAGAATCACCAATGTTCAATTCTTTAACTTATTTTTTAAAAAGCCTGTCCTCTATTAAGTGGAGCACTGAGCTATTATTTGTGGCAATTATATCAGTATTAGTTGCATATTTTCTCTATAAAAAGCTTCATCACTAATTGATTACAAACGTGGGTGTAGTTCAACGGCAGAACGGCAACTTCTTATGGGATACCCTTCCTTTATTTCTTATTGCCATGCGGGTTCAACTCCTGCCACTCACATTGACCAGTCAGGATGTCATTAAAAGCTAGAATATATTTTCAGGAGGATATTTAATTGATTCAAGAATTCAAAGAATTTATCTCACGTGGTAATGTAATGGATTTAGCAGTCGGCGTTATTATTGGGGCTGCATTTACTGCTATCGTTAAATCATTGGTTAATAATTTAATAAATCCACTAATAGGTGTTTTTTTAGGACAAATTGATTTCTCTAGCCTTGTTTTAAAAGTTGGCAATGCTACTTTTAAATACGGTTCCTTTATTAATTCTGTCATTAATTTTTTGATTATTGCATTTGTGGTATTTTTACTAGTCAAAATGATTAATAAAATTATGCCTAAAAAAGAGGATGTCAAAGCCGATCCTATTCCAACAGCTGAGGAAAAATATCTTTCAGAAATTGTATCATTATTAAAGCAACAGAAAAGATAATTGCAGTAAGAAATCAGGTGCCATTTATGAAAAAATCAGAAGATTTATCTACTAAAGATTGGAAACAAGCACAGTCTGCCGTCTTCAAAGAGTACGAAGATTTTATTAAAAGAGTTCAAGAAAATGGTGTAGACTATGCTATTCAGCATGCAAGACGTTTAGTAAATTACCAAAAATTAGTTACCGAATGGCAACATAAAATAAATATTTTAATGGACGATCTATCTAATAACCACGTCGCTTTAAGTGTTTTTAAAGACTTAGAAGAAGGAAACGAAAGTCATGTTTTGAGTAGAGCTTACGAGATTATGAAGAAGTGGCCAGAGTTCAACCCAGAACCATTAACCATTTGGCTAGAGCTCATCGAAGACTCAGATGATGAATAATAAAACTAAATGTCAAAGGAAGAATTTCAAATGAAGATTATCAACGTCGCATTGCATGTTAAACCAGAACTCAAAAAAGAATATGAAGATTTCATTCATGAACTTGTTATTAATTCAGCACAAGAAGCTGGTAATGAATTCTATGGACATTTCAAAAAGTTAGATAGTGATAATGATTACGAAATTATTGAACACTGGAAAGATCAAGAAGCCGTGGATTTCCATAATGACACCCCTCATTTCCAGAAATTTCTAGCACACGTCAGTGACTATCTAACTTCAGAACCAGAAATTACCAGAATGGATTATTAGTTTTCTCGCTTTACAATTAAGTAAAAATAAATAGCACTTAATTGCAAAGCTTCCGGACCTTTAGCTCAGTTGGTTAGAGCAGACGGCTCATAACCGTCCGGTCGTTGGTTCGAGCCCAACAAGGTCCATTTCACGCGAGCGTAGTTCAACGGTAGAACAGTACTCCTTTGAATTGCTAACTAGATACTTTCAGATGTAGGTTCGACTCCTGCCGCTCGCATTGTAACAAATAACCCATACTACCGCTTACTTTAGTACGTACATCGCGTGGGCGTAATTCAATGGTAGAATAACGATTTCAGCCCTTCTCTCTCGTTTGAAATTGTTATGTAGGTTCAATCCCTGCCACCCACTTTTAAAAGAAAGAAGGTAAGATTATGGATAAAGATATGTCGAAATATGAACTCATAGATAACATTACTAATGACTTAACCTCTTTTATTAATCTGTATGCTTTCGTTTATCTTACAAAAGATAGCTACTCAAGGAAAGAATGTGGCCGCATAATCCAAGGAATGGAAAGAGATATGGTTGATCGTCTTAAGCAAAAATAATTGTAGGTACATTCTAATTAACTGTTGAGCCGACCAAAACCCATTGTTGGCTCTTATGCGAGTGTAGTTTAGTGGTAAAACGACAGCCTTCCAAGCTGTAGTCGCGGGTCCGATTCCCGTCACTCGCTTTGTATCACTTAAAAAGTACATCCTTACCGGTCAAAGTCTGCAAACTGTGCTATGATATTTTTAATTAGAAGCCGAGGTCAAGTTATGCCCTACGATGAAACCAATTTAGAAGACTCAGAGGTTAAGTATTTAATCGATTCGCTGAAAAATCCTTCCAACAATTTCGATATACATGAAGTCCAGAAAAAGCTTACAACTTTATCAGAAGAAATAGATTCAACAGGTGTTGTGTTAGGACTTGTTGATGGGATTGAATATAAGTTACATTTCTTTTGTGGGAACCCACAGAGCCCTAAAAAGAGATTCTCTATCCACTTGCGATTTGCTCAAAGTAATAATCATTTGGCTAGAGTAGATGTTGGCAGCTATCACACGAATCCTGAGGGGATTAGACCACACAGAATATCATGTCCTCACATTCATATCTATGATAATAGGTATAAGAAAAAAGATCGTATAGCAATGCCTATAAATGGTAATAATTTTCCAAATATAACAACAATTATAAAAGCATATCAGGATTTTCTTGATTTCACTAATATTAACTAATTTAGCAAAAAGGAGGTGCTTCTCCATGCAACTAAATGCAAATAACTTGAAAACATCGTATTTAAAATGGTTAAGTAAAAATGAGCACTATACCAATATCGATAGCAGCGAAAATAGCATCGTTGAAATTGATACTCCATTTTTAGACAACGAGTTTGACGATATTGTACTATACGCATACAGTCGTATTGGAGATAACATCCTTGTGACTGATGATGGTTGGACAATCGATAATCTAGAAAGTAATGGACTATCTTTCGACAAACGTAGTAAAACAAGAAATAATATACTAACTGATACGCTAGATATATTTGGTGTTCAAAAAGATCAAGGATCAAAAAAACTGTACATTCGAACAGATTTTGATGGATTTCCTGCAGCCAAGCAAAGGTTAGTACAGGCGATATTAAAAATTAATGATTTGATGTACTTAAACCGTCCTACTATATTAGATGCTTTCTCAGACGAAGTTCAGAAGTTCTTTGATAAAGAAAAAATACTTTATAGCCGTAACAAGTCTATCTCTGGAAAAAATGCTTTATCGTTCCAGTTTGATTTTATCATTCCTCGATATGATGGGGGGGACAGGCTCGTTAGGACCTTTTCACAGCCTAAAAGAGACAAAAACCCTGCTAAAATATTTGCCTGGGACTCAGAAACTATAAAAAAGATCAATGGAAATTCTAAAGCTTCTTTTATTGCTATCTTAAATGACTCAGAAAATAGTACAGAATCTGTAAACTCTATTTTTGAGGACAGTTTAGTCCAAGTAATACTGGCTTCAAAGTTAGCAGATAATATTGAATTATTAAAAAATTGAGTCTCCTGTATTGAGACTTTATTTAACAGGTGAATTTACAATTTCAGTGCAACACTAAAATTATGCATTACTACCTTGTACCCCGTTATGGGGTATATATTTTAAGTTAGAAAGAACATACGTTTGGGAATGTCAACCTATTGTTATTTCCAGTTGGGAGGAATAAAACATGTCAGTAACCAAACTTAATAATGGTAAATGGCAAGCCCGTGTCTCTTATAAAGATGATGACGGTAACTATAAGTCGGTTACTCATTTAGAAAAGCGCAAAACTGACGCTGTTGAGTGGGAAACTAAAACTAAAAATGCTCTGCTGGAAGGTGCTGACTTATCACGTAGCACCGAGAGTCTAAAGCACTACTTTCTTGATTGGATCAGAATATATAAAACTGACGGCGTATCACGTCATACTCACGAGCTATATATGGGCAACTGGCGCCACATCTCCGCATATTTTAAGGATCAACCTATGAGCGCTATTAAACGGCCGGATTATCAGAAATTTCTGAATGAATTTGGTCGCAGTCATGGAATTGCCACATCTCACAAACTTCATCAACAAGTACACACCGCAATCAAGGACGCTGTAGCCGATGGTATTCTAAAACGTGACTTTGCTTACAAGGCACACGTCACTGGACGCCCTCCTAAGCCCGTAGAGGAAAAGTATTTAACGTTGTCCGATTATAAGAAACTGCGTAAATATCTCATTAAAACGGCTGATTATGACCACATGACTATGCTGATGATGCTGTTTCAATTAGAAACTGGAACCAGGTTCGAGGAGGCTGCTGGTCTGACGTGGGATAATTTGGATTTGAATAATGGAATAGTTCACATTAAACAGCAGTGGGACGCCCGTAGACAGACTTTTCGTCCAACTAAGGGAAATGGACAGGCCGATGGAGATATAACCATAGGACCCGCCTACTGTCGTTTTATGAGGAGCTATCGTAACACGCAGAAGGATTATTTAGAATTGCACGAAATGAAGAATCCTAAGAACCTCGTATTTTGGTCTAAACTAGGAAAAATCGTGGGCAATGGGAATGCAAACGAAGAGCTAGGACGTATTTGTAACCGTCTAAAGATCAACAAAGTTACAACACACGCCATGAGGCACACACACGCTTCGATTCTTATCTTAAATCATGAGTCCCTTCCCTATGTCCAACATCGCCTTCGACATCAGAAACTAGAAACGACCGTTAACACCTACGTCCATCTTATTGAAGAAGAAAACGGCGTGTCAGATAAGAAGGCCACCGCGCTAATGGACGAAGGATTTTAGAAAATGATAATTTTGTGATTGCTGTATTCCTTGTGCCACAAGGGATTACAAAATCATTTGTTAATTTTTCTTCCAAAAACTGCTATATTTTGACTACTTTTTTCGTTTTTGGAAGAATCGTGGAAGAACATATCGTGTTTGAGTGGTTTTCGAGTGTAAAACAAAAGCACCAAAACGCCTTTATATCAGCGTTTTGGTGCTTTGTCGTTTCTCTATATTTGTCGACTTATCACCCGCACGGGGATCGAACCCGTAACTCCGCCTTGAGAGGGCGACGTCTTAACCAATTTGACCAGCGGGCACAAATTCATTTATTATCTTACCGAATGATAAGCGGCTTGTCAAATATAATTAAGATTTTTGCCACCTAAAAATCGTCACAACAACTAAACCAACGAATAAGAGCAAACAGTAGGCCACACTACACCAAAAAACGAAAGTCAATAATTGGGGTAACAAAAAGCTGCGCATAACTGCTAATCCGATGGCCGTGACCGCCCATACGATCAATTGTTGTCGCAGATGATCGAATAAATGATCTAATTCTGACTTCGACAT